CAACTAACATTTTAAATGTTTCATAAGCTAATGTTATATAACCTAAATACTTCGACATTAATTGTTGTAGTATATTTAGAGATTTTTGCAATTCTGCTTGTTGAGCTATTTGTTGATTGAGATAGTCTATTATCGCTTGATTTACGACTCCGGTTTGTTTTTGTCGTTGTATTTCTTCGGCTTTTTGTGTTTGAAGTTCAGCCATTTTATTAATGGAAGTTTGAATTTGATCATTAATACCTTTTAATGGATTCAATGAATCTTTTATTTTTCGACTTACATCATTCCACGACTCAACAAACTCCTTGTTTTGTTCTCTAGCTTTTTCAAGTTGAGACAAAAGTGCTTGAAGTGATTTTTCTGCTTCGGTTGTGGTTGCCATATATTATATATAATAAATATATGATTATCTAAAAGTTGGACGGTCTATTTTACCTTTAGGTTGAGGTTTTGACTCGCTTTGTTTATTTTCACGTTCTTTTGATTCCACCAATTTTTTGTAATAAAAATTGCGCAAATGTATAGGTAATAAATAAACTTCGGATGGTGTAAATCCGTTTCCGTAATAACACAAATCAAATATTACGTTTTGAAGATATACTTTATACTCAGGTGTTAGGCCAAAAAAAGCTAACCGTCATAGGTACGGCTACCCTTTCTTGGTGAGAACATTCTGTACAACTATATTCAAATCTACTATCCACATCTGGTGAAAAAGCCTTTGCATATTGTCGAAATGCACTGCTATCCATTGCTAATAGTTGGTTGTCAATAAATGATTTGATCTTTGCCTTATCGGTTTCTCCATTAATAGAAATTATCATGTACTTTAATCGTGTGGTAATTTCGCTAGAAGAGTCTTTCTTTAATTTAGCAAATCCTTCAATATCACGTTCAATTTGTTTTTCATCTCCGGCGGTCAATAATTTAAATTTGACGGTAATCTTCGACTTGGGCAACACATATTCAAATTCGTTTAAACCCCGTGGATATTTATCAAATTCAATCTCTTTATACTTGATTTCTGATAAATCTATATTTTGTTTTGATGAATTACTGCACTTTGGACATGTAATTTCGAGTGGTCCATAACTATCACCATATGCCAATCGTCTGACGGAATAAATCAACGCATTTTTATCCCCGATCAATAATTCATCCAAATTAATATCTCTATCTACAACAAGACTTTCTAACAACTTTTCAATAGCCAATCCCTTTTTAAGTAAATTTGGACTAGATAGAATATCTTCTTCTCTAGCAGTCATCAACTTCACTTCGATTTGCCCAGAGGATAATTTGCTCTTTGGGTCATAAAAATGACCTTGACTTGGCAAATCAATTATTTCTGTTGGAAATGTTGGAGCAGCTGGTTTTTGACTAACAACGTTTTGTCTAGTAATAGAAATTTCTTCACTCATAACTTATAACAATATATAGAACTTTATATAACTTTTTGTGTTATTTTATTTATTTTTTCAAAGCCTTTTGAGCATCTTGTGCAGTTTGTGCAAGTACACGCGCACGTTTGTTAACATCAGCTACAGCTTTCTGGAAATCTGATTCTGATCCAACCAAAGCATCCATAAAACCCTCTTCTTTAATCAGTTTCTTGATAAGTTCTTTCAATCTTTGTTTTTTTGCTTTATTCATAGGTTTTAAAATGTTATAAATACTCTTTACTATGTCTGGTTTTATACCAGGATAGTTTGTCTTGAAATTTTTAAAATCGTTATTTGACAAATCTAGTCTTAGTGTACTAGCACTGATACTCTTTCCGTTTTTATCATCTGTTCTACCGAAATAATTTGTAGGTGCATCATCTGTCATATTAATACTAGTTACACCCTTTGGTGCAGCCAAACCATCTTTTGTGGGTTTGACTTTATATCTTTCTATAGCTGACGAAAAGATTCCGCTACGTTTTGCGTCTTCTGGACTTTTTGCACTAGCTCCCAACGCAATTGTATCAGTACTATCCTTTGGTAAACTGAATACATAACCAAAAGCTGCATTCATAGGATTATCATCTTGTACCGCAACAATTTCTATTTTTGGGTTATTTGATAACAAATTCCAAATAGCTAAACTTTGTTGTCTATTGATACCATCACGTTCGGTTGGTCCAACCATAACAATAACTTTACCAACATTTGGTCTGCTAGCAAACTTGTTAGCTAGTCCTAAATGACCAACATGTGGTGGTTTAAATCCGCCTGGTAATAATACCGTCACCTTATCCATATATATAAATATTGGTAAAATAAAAAACCCCACAAATAAATGTAGGGTTTAAATATATGATTTTAATGAAATCAATATTGAAGAATACAATAGTCCGGTTGGATAGTCAAGTTAATTAACATAGCTTCACCATCATTTGACCAATCCATTTCATTAAAAGTTGCTTCGGTGATGAACGCGCCCTTTAGAGTCCATTCCTCTACCTTATCACCAACTGGACCTAGTACATTGATTGTTAGATCTTTTTTATAGAAATCTTGATAACCATCACGCCCAGTTACAGATTCATGGTGCAAACGCACCCATTCCATTACTGCTTGAGCGCCACTTGGTACGATTGGATCATACAATTCTAGAGTCATTGTACCCCATGTGGTTTTACCCTTATAATAAGTCTTGATATTGATGTGATCTAGTTCTTTTGATGCTTGTGTAATTTTTGGACGATCACATTTCTTGATTACAAAAGATGGAATACCATCAACGTACAAAATAAAGCGGTTTTTTACCTTTGGTTCAAAGGCTGTATAAAAAATTTCAGATGGATTAAGTAGTTCGGCCATAGGTTTTAAAATTGTTGTTAATTATAAATATAGTTGACTTTTATTATTTAATTATTTTTTTATATTTTGTTGAGATTTGCATCATAAACAACTTTAACGTTTTTTCTCAATTTTGATATATAACCTGTAGATCTCAATAGTTTGAAAACAAGGTTTTCTGTACTATACTCGCCTCCGCTGCTCAGCCCAACTTCTCTCATATCATATAACTTCTTGATAATATTTTTCATTATATCAAGATCCGCGTTCTGAATTGATGCATCTATCATTTTTACATACTGATTATACTTCTTCTTGATAGAATCTTTGTCAATCTGTACATTTCCGTAAATTGGCTTCTTTATCCATTTATTATTAAGAATACTATATATCGCTTGACTTCTATTGACATCATTAATATCTTGTAAATAGACCTCTACAGAATGGTTACCAATATTGATATCATGATCTTGATTCCACTTATTTTTAAGTGAATCTACATATTTCTTAACAAGTTCTTTGTTTGAATCGATCTTGCTAAAATCAATCAATAAGTGTAAGTCTATGTCGCTAGATGGAGTCCAATTATATCCTGCGGTGCTACCAATAAAATATATGTCTTCTATAGGTGCATTTAATTCGGTATCTTTATAGAAAGCATTTGCTATCTTAAGTAACTTTTCCAATACCTCTTGTTTTAATACATCATTATCCCATAATTCAGGATCCAATCTGCTGTTATATATTCTATAACTTTGTTTAACACCAAGTAAATATTTGAGTTTGTTTATTGTATCTATTGCATTTGTGTGTAATAAACCGATACCACCGGCTTTATTAAACTCTTCAATCGTTTCTGGTCTATCGTCTATCAATATAGCAGTTGGCGATGCAAATTTAGCCTTATCCTCTCTATGTTTTACAAGATTTGTCTTAGCTTTAATATCATGGTTTTTAAGCCACATTATTTTACCATCAGCTGCCTTTTCATCAGTTGCATGACTTAATATTTCTATTGGTAAATCTTTCAAAAAATCATATAACAACTTGCCATCATCCATCCAATCCATGTTTGCATAAAAACCAGGACTATTCTTTTTTACAAATTGATATTGATTTTGTTTACCATGAGATGCAATATAGGTATCAACTGGTAACCCGCTATAAGTTTTAAATTGCTTTTCCCAGTCGGCAATCACACCGTCCATGTCAATATATATCTTATATTTACTATTAATCATTCTTAATAATAAATATTAGCAATCATTGCGCTTTTATGGTTATTGTGATTATTAATTTATAGATACTTAAAAAGATAGTTAACAAAGTGCTTGCATTTGCTTATACTTTATATAAACAGGATGTCAAGTATTTTTATTTGGCTTAAATGTACCATCCTTTAAATTTAAACTTCCATCCCCATATTTTTCAGCTAATGCATTAATAATCGCCTGCTCTTCTGCTTGTAGAGCTTGCCATTTCTTTAAAATATCATCTCTATTTTTCTTAATATCATCAAGCACATTTTGCGCATTAATTTCATCAAGCTGCAATTGACCAAGCAAATAAATATTTTGTTGGTAACCTTCTTGCAGGTTTGTAATTTGTTGCATTTCTTGTTCCGTGAATTTTGTTGTATTGTCCATATATTATTTTTTTAAAGGAGTTAATAAATTTACTTCATCATCGCTACTAGACGAAACATCAATTGTAGAGTTATTATTTTGACTAGTTTCAGAAAACATCTTTGGCAAATCTTCTTGATTTATTGATGATAAAATATTCGAAGATTTTCTTCTTGATATCTCAATACGGATTAAGGATATATTTTTCTGCAAAATTTCCATTTGTTCCATTATATCATAACCCATGGCCTTTAGCTCTAAATCTGAATATTCAAAGATTGGTTTATTATCCAGCATACTTTATATATAGATTTATAACATTTGATATATTTTTTATAAATATTTGTTTAGTATAAGTCGATGCGTCTATAGATGCATATTTACCACGTTGATATACAACCTCTTTATTTTTATAACAAAACCACATCATTTCGATAAACTCATCCTCTTTAAACTGACTCCATTTACCCCCATAATCACCCCAGAAATTCTCACTAAATACTTCATCATATCCAATCTCAAAATTGTTCTTCGAGTTTACAAACTCAGATAATCCACCATAATTTGTGTATATCAATGGTCTTCCACAACACATACTTTCTTGTTGCATCATACCCCATCCTTCACATGTAGTCCCACTCAAATAAACATCTATGTTGTAATACCAGTTCTTTAATTCATCTTTGCTGAATTTCTGCGACACATATCTTATCTTATTGTCAAAATGCTTTTGTATAGGTTGATTGGTTTTAACATGTAACTCCACATCATTTATACCCTTAAATAATTTTAAAAAACACCTAGTAACCTTCATTAAATTTTTCCGTGGATCTTCATTCGATATACCAAATACAAACTTTTTATCTCTTATAGGTTCCTTATATGTGTAAAATTCTGTGTCGCAAAATAAAGGCACCACATCAATTTTAGTAGTCAATCCTTGTTCTATAAAGTTGATTTTATTATAATGATTGGGAACGCATATATGTTTGTACTTGTTCAATACTTCAATCATAAGATCGTTTATTCTGGTACTCTCCCACATTGTATATAATATACGATCTCTCGAAAAATCCATATGGAGATACGGATTCGTAGACCCAATATCATTTGTTAAACTTAACAATGATAGATCAACTAAATTAGCGTCTATTCTCTTATGCTTAAAATAATTAATAAATTCAGAACTTATAGTACTATATGTTCTGGGAATAATATCATAACCTTTACTAGGTAGTTCTTCTAATAACGTGTTTAAAACTTCACGATATCCAGAATTAAAATTATAATATGAACTTAATGTAACACGTTTCACCAATATTATAAATTAGGGATATAATAAGAGTTAATAATGCTAGTAGGCATCTGTAACAATTTATTAGAAGATTCAGCAATAGAACTACTCATCAAATTAAATGCTAAATCCACGCTTTCTTCATTACTCTTTCCGATACATTGAGAACCAGTCAATTGAATACAATGGGATATTTGATCTCCAGTATTATCAGCACGTTCCACACTAATACAAATGTTTCTAATAAGTATATACCTATCATTATTTAACGTATCACATCGAGATATTCTATATCTTATTTCTTGCATATACAAATAAATATGTAGGTTATGAAAAAACCTCAATATATTTTGTACCAGCCGTAAAAGCATTTGAACCGCCATTCGACACACTTGCCGCTATATAAATACGAATATATCCGGCTAATGTTCTACCACTACTACTTGTTGTAGCTATACCATTACAATTTGCAATAGACAAAAAGTTGCTAGTATTACCCGCTCCATATACATACAATCTACCATTTGCATCGGGTACATCACCCACACCTATATTTGTATTAGTAACTTGAAATGTCCTAGTAGCAGCCGCATATATAGAAATTGGTAATGTTTGATTATAAAAATAAGCTTCAGTGGGCGCATTATTTAAGTAAGATTCTCCATTAGAATTTCTAAATGCTATATCATTACTTCCAAATGAGAAACTCCCAGGCGATGCTCCTCGTTTAACTGTTAAAGGATTAGTACTCGTTGATGTATCATTTACACCTAAATGACTATTAGCTGTGTCATGAAATAAAAAGGTGCTATCTTTTAGAGTTGTAGAAGATGTGGAATAAATGACTCTATCAGTGTTTGTAAATGAACCACCACTTATACCACTAGTACCGGCTGGCGCAGCAAGACCACTTGTACCTGTCGTACCTGTTGAACCACTCGTAGCATTTGCAGTACTTGTACCACCTGTAGCAGTAGCACCATTTGTACCACTTGTACCACTGCTACCACTGGTAGAACTTACAGTACTTGTACCACCTGTAGCAGAAGCACCACTGGTACCACTTGTACCATTGCTACCACTTGTTGCGCTTGTACCGCTTGTTCTTGCACCAGTACCACTAACACCATTATTACCACTTGTACCACTGCTACCAGTTGTTGCGCTTGTACCGCTTGTTCTTGCACCAGTACCGCTTGTACCATTATTACCACTTGTACCACTGCTACCAGTACTACCACTAGTAGAACTTACAGTACTTGTACCACCTGTAGCAGCAGCACCACCGGTACCGCTGCTACCAGTACTACCACTGGTAGAACTTACAGTACTTGTACCACCTGTAGCAGCAGCACCACTGGTACCACTTGTACCATTGCTACCACTTGTTGCGCTTGTACCGCTTGTTCTTGCACCAGTACCACTAACACCATTATCACCACTTGTACCACTGCTACCAGTTGTTGCGCTTGTACCGCTTGTTCTTGCACCAGTACCGCTTGTACCATTATTACCACTTGTACCACTGCTACCAGTACTACCACTAGTAGAACTTACAGTACTTGTACCACCTGTAGCAGCAGCACCACTGGTACCGCTGCTACCAGTACTACCACTGGTAGAACTTACAGTACTTGTACCACCTGTAGCAGAAGCACCACTGGTACCACTGGTACCACTGCTACCACTGCTACCACTTGTACCGCTGGTAAAACTTTCAGTACTTGTACCACCTGTAGCAGAAGCACCACTGGTACCGCTGCTACCAGTACTACCACTGGTAAAACTTATAGTACTTATACCACCTGTAGCGGACGCACCACTGGTACCACTGGTACCACTGCTACCACTGCTACCACTTGTACCGCTGGTAAAACTTAAACTACTTGTACCACCTGTAGCAGAAGCACCACTGGTACCGCTGCTACCAGTACTACCACTGGTAAAACTTATAGTACTTATACCACCTGTAGCGGACGCACCACTGGTACCACTGGTACCACTGCTACCACTGCTACCACTTGTACCGCTGGTAAAACTTTCAGTACTTGTACCACCTGTAGCAGAAGCACCACTGGTACCGCTGCTACCACTTGTACCGCTGGTAAAACTTAAAGTACTTGTACCACTTGTTCCGCTTACACCACTGGTACCAGCAGTACCACCTGTACCACTTGTGCCACTTGATGATCCACTTAAACCACTGGTACCAACCAAACCACTGCTACCAGCAGTACCGCCTGTACCACTTGTACCACTGGTACCACTTGTACCACTTGTACCACTGGTATCACTTGTACCGCTTGTACCATTATTACCACTGGTACCACTTGTGCCACTGCTACCACTTGTAAATGCACCCGAACCACTTGTACCACTTGTTCCGCTTACACCACTGGTACCAGCAGTACCACCTGTACCACTTGTGCCACTTGATGATCCACTTAAACCACTGGTACCAACCAAACCACTGCTACCAGCAGTACCGCCTGTACCACTTGTACCACTGGTACCACTTGTACCACTTGTACCACTTGTACCACTTGTTTGGCTTACACCACTGGTACCAGCAGTACCGCCTGTACCACTTGTACCACTTGTTGATCCACTTAAACCACTGGTACCAACCAAACCACTGCTTCCATTAGTTCCTCCAAATCCACTTGTACCACTTGTACCACTTATACCACTTGAAAAACAACTGTTACCACTTGTACCATTTGTACCATTTTGACCACTGCTACCACTGGTACCAGTGGTACCGCTTGTTCTTGCACCAGTACCACTAGTGCCATTTGTACCATTTGCACCACTGCTACCACTGCTACCACTTGTACCACTTGAAAAACAACTGCTACCACTTGTACCATTCAAACCACTTGTACCATTTGTACCACTTGTACCACTTGAAAAACAACTGCTACCACTTGTACCACTTGTACCATTTGCACCACTGGTACCACTGGTACCACTGGTACCGGTAGTACCGCTTGTTCCTGAACCACCACTAGTGCCATTTGTAGCAGATAATCCGCTGCTACCACTCGTACCATTCAAACCACTTGTACCATTTGTACCACTCGTACCACTTGAAAAACAACTGATACCACTTGTACCACTCGTTCCGCTTTTACCACTTGTACCACTTGTACCACTTGTACCACTGCTACCACTGCTACCACTAGTGCCACTTGTACCACTCGTTCCGCTTGTACCACCCGTACCATTTGTACCACTCGTTCCGCTTGTACCACTCGTTCCGCTTGTACCAGATGTACCACTTATACCACTAGTACCATTTGTACCAAATATACCACTTGTACCGGAAGTACCGGTTACACCACTAGTGCCTGACGCGGGTGCTATAAAAACTTCTTTTGTGATATTATCTATGGCTAAAACATGAGTTAACGGAAATGGACCAGCGCCTGTACCTGACGGAAGATTAGTATATAGATTATTGGAAACATATATTTTTGAAGCAGTTATTTCGTTTAGGTTTTTTGAACCTGTTAAAAGGCCTTGTGCGTTTGTAATAATTAATAAATTGCTACCAGAAACCACCCTTTCTGTAAAATTATTTCCAGAGGAGTCACGTTGAGTAAAAAGAGATGCAAATCTATCGATACTACTACCCATACATTATTAAATAAATATAAAATAGTTTGTTTAACACGGTAGTCTTATTATTTAATATGACTGAAACAATGATGTAACTATTCTTCTCCATTGACCCGCGCTATAAATATAAAAATAATTACCATCATAGCTTATCCAACCATCTTGACCATAATCATTTGATTGAACTGGTGTTTGTTGATAAAACTTATCTGGGAATCGTTGAAATACTCTAAATGCTGTATTTATAGGTCTACGAGAACTTGTTGTATATATTGGATTATTGCATTCATCATAGCCACTTATATAGGTACTGGTAGAAGGATCATAATCGAACACAGAAATAGCTCTTCTCATCCAACCGAGAGGGTATTGATATATATAGATATAATTTGAATCGTATGCGAGCCAACCATTTTCTCCATATTCGTTTGAACTTTTTGGCGGTGGGTGAAATGGAATCTTTGTGATAGAAACAGATTTCTTTTCAGTTGGATATACATCCTTTATAATATTTTTATCTATAGGCTGTACACCCACTCCATCAACATAATCAAAATCTTGTTGTTTATCTTTAATAGCTGTTGTATCTTCGAAACCATATTGTTTTGCATTATTCTTAATATTATCCATCTGTTCAGCATCTACCGCAGCCTCCATCAACTTAATCTTTCTGATGGTAAACATCTTTTGGGTAGTATTCTTGATACCTTCTAGGCCAGGTATAAACGATGGATTCAACAAATAACCATTTACGGTTAAATTGAATGTGGTTTTAACATTTCTATCATTGGTATCATCCAACTCAATATCGGTGGTAAAGTTATCAGCTTTTACCAAAAACTTAAATCTTTCTTTATCACCCCAATAATCATTGCAAGCGTAACTTATTTCTTCTAAAAGTTTGTTATTTTGATCAACATAATCGGTCCAAATTACGCATTCATATGTAACTATGACTTGTTTAGGCAATGTTACGGTGAATATTTGTTTGGTTGGTCTAGAATTAAACAATATGTTGCTGTTTAAGATGTTGAATCTGTCATACTTATTTTTTTCTGAATAAGGTACAATAGCTTGATATGCCAAATAACGATTAAACGTAGCACGATCCTTATTATCCGCAACTTCTGAGCGTCTCATCATAAATGCAGGCAATAGTATTTTACCTTGATTATCTCTAATATACCCATCTTTTTTCATAGCGGCCCATCTTTCTGGACTACCATATATGATAGGTACTTTAACCAATTCACCATTATCCATCACTTGTAGATTGATCTTATTATTGATAAAACCCATAATGGTACTATCAATGTCCATCAAATCTATCGTGAGATTTTTTACTTCATCTGTATCACGACGTATAGCAAATTGGCGCTTATATGTGATATCTTTGTCAGATTGTGCCATTGGATCTTGCACCATGTTTGGTACAGGATTTACTTGATTATTAGATATTGAACTTACTTGCCATGGCATAATTAATTTTGTCTTTGTATGATATTTAGTTTACTTAATCTCGTATAGTGAGTATTGACTATTAAACTCCAAGACTTATCTGGGTGACCTCCAAGGAATTGTTCTTGTACAACATTATCCATTTCATAAAATCTTTCGTTATACAAAACAACATCTCCAATTTCTGGAAAAAAGTTTGTAATAATACAATCACGTTCTCTGAACTTAAAAATTGTGTTTTGGTTTCTGTCAGGACCAAATTTTGATGCATTTTCACCAGTTATATCTTCACGTTCGGCTAAACATGAAAGATTAATTGCCGGATAAAACATTTTACCTTGTGAAGAAACTGATTCACCATACATGTTTACGGTAGTTTCGTTAATAGCAATCTTAAACACTTGTACAACTATTTCAGCGATATCACCAAAAAATTCTGCGTTAACAGAACTTAATAAGTTCATATCTCTTTTTGAATAAAATCTACCTGGCAAATAATTTGGATTATAAATCCCAACATCTTTTCTTCCTTGTGTCCAATATTCTTTAAACGCAGGATTTTGCTGTGGATATTGTGGTGAATTTGGGATAGCCATAAATTATCCAATATAAATGTGTAATGGAACTTTAGATAGCATTTTGTTCATAGACTCAGATTCTTTATCCTTGTTTTCTAATTGGTTGACACGTAAACTTTTCTCCAACATTTCTCGTAATTTCTCGATAAGATTGCTTGTTTCCTCCTTAGCCTCAGCACGTAATTCAGCACCATCTAAGGTAACTTCGCCACCTGGAATTGGAACCGTGCTATACTTTTGAAGTATACGACCAAGTGTTTCTTTACAAAGTGCTAAGAAATACTTTTTAATCCATTGTTTTCCTGACTGATTAATTTTACAATATGTACAATATTCGTAAGGGATATCACTCGGATCACTAACATATTCGTATCTTGAACCACTAAAAAAATTGGTAATATTTTTATCATTTTCTAGATAATAATCAATCCAAATTTTTACATCATTCATTGGTATTGGGAATATTCTGAGTTTATTATTACCAACTATTTCAAAACTATATTGACTCTTACGTACCATATCATTGAATTCAATAGCTTGAATACGTTCTAAGTCTTCAAATATCGGAGTCATCAAGAATTGAGTTGCCGGACTATAAGCACTAAAACCAAGTTCTGATAATATGTTACTATAACTCATACCAGTCATGCTGAATGGATCGTATATACGAGCAACAGCCGGTGTTCTAAAATGAAATACTCTACGAACTTCAATTCTTGATCCGGTCAAGTGTTCTATATCTTCACCAATCAATTTGTTTAAATCGTATAATTGTTCACTACCACTTATACTTGCAGATACGTTTATATAATTTCTCTTTAGTGGTGTTTCACCATTCACTAGAGCTTCACTACCATATTGTTTACTAAGTTGTACAACAAATGGCAAACCAGTGCTTTTTACGCCCAGTCCAGTTAAATTTGGATATTGATCTTGTGGTAAACCAGTTAAATCTGCCATGTTGTTAACAATATTAAACTCGTTAACTACACGATTATATTCAAGAACGGATTCTTCAAAACAAGCATAGAAATTTTCATCTATCATTTCTATATCAACAATTGGATACCCAAGACGTTTCGCAGCCCACATTGCACTGCTACTACAATCATTTTCAAACGTGGTCTCACCACTATTACAGATCTCGTCCAAATAATAACCAAAAGGAACGTTGCTAGACGTTACAGCACTACCACTGCCGGGCCATCTTATCCTATCTTGATCTAAATTAGCACTCATTTATTATAAATATCGAATGAATGGTAATTTCACTATTTTAATGGTATATATGTAATTTTATATAAAAGAATCCGCAATTATCTTATATACAGATGGTTTTGGTTTTGATTGTAGTTTTTCTTTAAGAAGCAACGCATCTTTCTTTTTCTTGGTGTCCAACACCTTTTTTAGAATATTTTTTACCTTTTTGTTCATATAAATTTGATTATTTTAACAACAAGATTTCCTGTTCCTTTGATAACCCTATGATATGTTTCTTTTGGTATAAAAATTTTTTTATCAAAAGAAACTGGTAGCGAATTATCTAATTGTATTTGCCAATTACCTTCATTTTTTACCACTTCTATCAGCCTATCTTCTTTATCCAAATGCCATTCTAATTGATGAATATCTACATTTGAATTGAATTCACGAATATATTCATTATTTCCTAAATTTGTTTCGTTATATGGTAAACTCATATTTTAATGATCTTACTAGCAGACCCTTTTTCTCTCATATATCTATTGAATTCAACAAATAAATCTTCCGCATTCATTCTGGCATCTACTTCCCAAGGTAGAGTTTTTTCTTTTTCTTCATCGTCATATTTAGGATATTCTTTACCATCCCAACTATTATCTACAATGTTGTATCTACCATCTTCAACTTGTTTGATGTGCCAGCATTCGTGTGCTAATGTTTTAATTTGATTATCGCTACTATGAGGACTGTTTGTTCTCATAATAATCTTATAGCTGTCTACTTTATATGGTTTACTCTTACCTTTAACATCTACCTTACCCTGAACTTTTCCATCTAAATTACCAAACTCTAATTTGATTTTACCGGTGGGTAGATTTAATCTTTTAGCAAAAAATTTATACGCAGTTTTAAGTCTTTCTTTATCAACGATATTTTTTAGTATTTCATTTAAATTAGTACCAAATTTAGGTAAATTATCAACCTCATGTTTTAAAGGTGTAGACAAATCAACCAATTTATACTTGATTGGCAAATTCTTAATTGAATTGAAAACTGTATTAACATTCTTTGGACTATCATCGATAAAAAATATATCATTAAATCCTTCGTTATTAATTTTATCAACAATCCAATCCGCTTTAGCCTGCGGATTACCAGTTCCAAGAGTTATAACCGGCAAATCAATTTTAAATATCTTATTGATAATATTCTTGATGTGCTTATTAGCTTCATCTCCTCTAGCCGTCAGTATGACAGTCAACCTATCTTTAACGCCTGCATTTACAATTTTATAAAATCGTTTAGCAACTGGCTTAATGATTTGAGGATTAATAATTGTTTCAAATTGACTGAAATCAAACTCATCTCCTGGTTTTGGTTCATAGACTGCATATTCAGCAGGTGTAAGATATGAAAACTTACCAGGCCCTTGCTTTAATAATACCTTTGCGGTTGTATGAAAAAGTGTATCGTCAAAATCAAACACCCTTAATTTTTTGGTTTGAATCATAGTAAAGCCTTAATAATTTTTTTGTAAATTGATTCTTTCTTAACTAATTGATCCAATGGCACACCTCTATATTTTTGTCTTATTTGCGCAATAGGCATACCATATTGTTTTTCAGCCTGTGCTGCTAAACTATATCTATCAAGCTTTTCTTTTTCTTTAGCATGTAGTTTACGTGATACACTAGCCGCAACAACACTTTTTACATTGTCGGTATAATACTTTTCACCCGAATTCAATAAATCATTTAGTATCTTAATTTCAATTTCTAAACTATCCACTTCACGTTCCAAATTGGCTTTTTCAGCAGTTGTAAACTTTGCTCCTGTTGTATGTAATTTGCCTCTCTTTTCAACAAACTCTTGGGTCTTATCATCAATTACTTTTTCTAATGATATACCAGCTGGTTTATTATCAGGTTCCAAAAATGCATAGGAAATAGTTTTTTCAGAATCTATTGGTGCCATTGTTGGCATATCTGTATCAGTTATTACTATAGTAACATTATTACCATCAATGAATAATACATCACCGAAAATTTTCATGCCTTTTAATTTTACTTTGTCTCCAATCGTAAAATACTTTGTAGCTTCATTATCATCAGATTGTGATTTAGGTGTTGTAGGTGTCGTTGGTTCTTTCTTGGGTTCATCAATACCATACAATTCATTGTAGGTATAGATTTTGCTGCCTGGTTCATATAATACTTCTTTTACATTATAACCATTGAATTCTATGGCATATTCATATTCTTTCTTAAACGGCATCAATTTAGACAAATTAGATGTCCAAAATGATACAATAATAGCTTTACCTCTTGGAATAGCTGATTCAATTTTTATATCTAAATTTGTAGTTGTTGTTTCTTCAGAATCATCATCTACTTCGAATATCCTACCCTTTAGTAGTGGATCGGCATAAGGACCAAATCTACCAAGACCTTTTAATAAATTTTCTAGTTGTAAATGACCACCGCCATTATTTCCGCTCTTTAATTGTCTTAATGCTTTTTGTGCCCAATAATCAAGTTGATCACGATCAGATGTATATTGTATATCAGGAGCTTTATCCAATTCATCAATCTCTTTTAGTACATCCGGATCATCACAAAGAAATACTTTTTTAATAACGCTATATCCAAATACCAAATTCTTATTTGCTTTTTCATCTTTATAAACAAGAAAAGCACATTTATTAGCTGGAGTAGAGTAATTATAAGTCTTTTTCTTAAAATATACGGTATCTGGATTTTCAATCAAAAGTCGGTTTAAACTAATCATATAGTTATAAATATTATTTGTAGGATATATCGTTTGATATTTATATGAAGAATGATATTAATGACATTTTTAACCATATTGCTACTAATTCTCTGGTGTAGTATATTTGAGTGGCTATTACATAAATATTTGATGCATAAGTCACTTTTCAAGTTTGAATACGCGTATAAAGCTCACACCAAGGTACATCATAATATTTATAAGTACGACGAAACTTATCACGCTCAAAATGGAGATGATGGTAAAAAGATTCCTATGGCTTGGTGGAATGGCGTGGTAATCTCATTACTAGCTGCATTACCTATGTTTATATTTGGATATAAAATATTCTTGTTAACATTTGTTGTGTCTATGTGTTATTACGGAATGTATGAATTTATACACTGGTGTATGCATTTTCCAAAAAGTAGAAATGTAGAATATAGATTATGGTTTAAGAAACTAAACGGACACCATTTATTACATCATAGATATATGCATAAAAACTATAATGTGGTACTGCCATTTGCTGATTGGTTATTTGGTACTTTATTAATAAAAAGTCCAATTAAATTTGGTCAATGTAAACCATCTTATTGTGTACCAAATGTTCAGCCAGAATAATTACTTCTAGGACGCATTGGTTCTATATTAGGATAAACCAAGTCTAGATGATCAAAATCGTCTTTAGTAGTGTCTACTTTTTTGACATTATTATAATAATTTTGCAACCACATCTTACCGATTGGATTCTTAACAGGACTCTTCAAGAATTGAATCACACTTCTCAATACACTTTTATCGATTGGCTCACCACTTTTTGTACGATCAACAATCTTGAAATTGTTCCCAAATATGTTTTGAAAATGTCCCATGTTATTTTGACAACTGAACCACATTTGCGACAATAAATCTTCAGGTATTTTACGAGGTCTTTTATTGTTTCGTTCGATTGCTACTTGCAAGCTTGTGTTTACAAATATCATATAACAATCATAACCATATTGCTCCATAATTCTTTTCTTTATTTGTATGGATTGTATACTATCACCTGTACCATCTATGATAAGACCCAATCGGGAGTTTCTATACATGACCAATTTTTTATTTGTTATTTGTTTTGCTTTTTCTCTAGTAGATTGTGGGCCGATTGTCAATTTTTTAAATTCATCTGGACTCAACTTACTCAAATCAGATGAAATCTTCATTTTCTGAAGCATTTGTTCAAATTCATTATCACTGTTGATTAACTTTAACCCATACTTGTTGACCGAGGAATCAGACGGTAAATCAAACAATTCATTTGCAACTGTGCTTTTACCACTACCAGGTCCACCCGCCATAAATATACATTTGAGTGTAGATGGATCGTCTACACCTTCTGTCAATCTGTTTTTTTTAAGTAGTTCAAGTAAGTTCATATATTTAAATATAATTCACATTACGAATATATCGCCTATATTAGCTCCTAAAACATCTTCAATTAGATATGGTATTGTATTTGCAATATTATCTAATTTTTCTTGTGCTTCTTCTAAATTTTGTGTGGTTGCTATAGTTTTGCTACCATAAGGACCAAATCCTACCAAAAGCTTTTTGGTAAGAGGATTAAATGTAATTTTACCGTCTTTTAAATATTGTACAAACAATTCATAGTAAAATTCGTAGTATCTACGATGTAGTTTACCTTCTCTGGCACTACGCATTGTACCAATATGGTTAAACAATCTACCTTTGGCTAAATCAAATGTTCTGGATTTTTTATAATCATCACTGCCATATCTTGTGTTTTCTTTGCTTTTACCGTAAATCTTTAACAGTTCATTAAATTCTTTATCAACCCAGTCAGTATATTCTTTGAATTGATGTGTTTTATTCATTACGTGACCTACTCTATGAATTATAGTCCACGCAGTCATAGGAATTTTATCAGCGGCTGTATTGCTTACAAAGAATACTGTGATGTTATCACTATTGATTTTGAATTGGTTAGGATCTAAACCCAAACCTTCTGGATATGGTTTTACGAGAAATTCGTATGGTACTCTACCTTTTTCGCTGAATTGTCTTAAACCAGGCTTGTTAACAAAATAAAAATCAAAGTTGACTGATGTATTTTTTAACATATCCTTGACTTTTTGTATGGTTACTGGATGACTTAGTGCAGCTCTGTCTCTTGGATCTTTGTATGAAGCGCCTTTTTCAAATCCGCCTAATGTTGTATATGCGCCTAGGGGGGCTTCGTTTAGTATATCTTTAAATTTGATCATAGAGGAGGTGGTGTTGGACTTGGAAATGTATGTGTAGCTGTTGGAATATTTAAACTGGTAAACACAAACTCTCTTTCAAATAAACCGGCTGAATTAATTACTATTCCATTGTAACTATCAATAAACAAATATTGACAGGCTTGATTGTTCAAACTACCATCACTTGTTAGCGAGTATCCAACGCCTAAATTACTTTGTGTTTCCCAATAGGCATCATTTTTAGAATTTTTGGCAGATTCGTACACCCAAGTATTATAGTAAGCTAGATTTTTTCCATAAAAACTTGCAGCATTGTTCTGCATATCTTGTTCAGTAAATTGTGAAGTAACATACTCTTGGGATGGTTGATATGATGTAATTACAAACCTCTTTAACAATACTGACCAAATAGATTGATCCAAAGCATATGTAGCTGTTTCCAATAAACTATTGAATAGTGGATCATCTTGGCTTGGAAATAAATTTGGTGTAGCCAAATCAGAAACATTGCCAGAAATTGTCGTAGTAGCAAATGGAGTGATTAATTGTCCACTATAAGTATTGTTCCACAATCCAGATGTATTGGCATACAAATTTTGTAAATCACTACCACATTGTAGTGATGTTTGTTCAAATCTACTCATAAGATCAGCAAACTCTCCAGCCAAACACGGTGGTGTAGTTGTAGCATATTGAGCTACCATAGAAGCAATAAAATTACCAGCTAATGCTCCTCCAAATCCAATACAACCACCCAATGCTGATGTTGCACTTGTAAGAAGATTTACACCTATTTGTAAACCCAGATCTTGATTATCTGTTTGTTGTAACAAGGCATATGCATTTAATATCTTAGAATTACCATACGAGTAAAACTGGTTATTGAATATTATCATGTTATTCAAATTAACTTGTGCATTAGCTATATCAGTTGAAGAAGGAGTTGTTGTCATCTGTTAATAAATATTAAAAAAACTCACTTGGAAAATATCATAGAGAGTAATTAGTTCTGTAGGATTGGACAATTGCCCACTTATTTTCGGGTTGAAATATTTGAGGATACTTTAAATACGAAGCATGTCCATCTGCATATATATATGATGCTCCATTGTTGTGCTTTTTAAAATCTAATTCAGTTTGATCATTACCTTTTCCTTCAAATATATCCATATAAAAATGTCTTGAATTTCCTAACTTTTCCCCAAATATTACTGTTTCACTTACGAATAGAATGGAACTAGACTTCAATGGTTCCTCTAAAATGTCCCAATCCGCGTCAAAATATTCATAGTAATAATCATTAAATCCATTGATTATAAAACTACGATTTGATTTGTTAATGTTTGTTTCAACTAGATTATTTGTAAATTTATCGACAGGACATCTTAATATACCAACATTCTCATAATATGGTTTTAATGCTAATGGCCACTGATTTGTCAAACTACGCGGCGGATATATGTCATTATAATCTAACTTATATTGTTCAGCTGAAAGACCCAATTGCCTAGAGTTGTTTAAACATTGTATTTGAAGCGCTTTACTTTTTGCTTTACTCAATGATGGTAATAAAAGACCGGCTAATATTGCAATTATAGCTATTACCACTAGTAATTCAATCAAAGTAAATGCTTTTTTATTTTTCATAACTAATTGTTTGTTTTTTTAAATTATACTTACCAATTCTATAATAACCAGTATTAGCTGTAAATTTTATCAGATAATTGTCTGTTTTAATAGTCATATCTTCTTCTTACATTCTTCTTACATTCTGGTTCTACTCGATCTTATAACATGTAATCCGCATGTAGGAATTACTTGTGTCATCAAACAACCACACTTAACATGTCTATTTTTAGTTAATATCATACTCTTATAAATAGAAAATCCCGCCAGAACCTAGCGGGACTTTGTCATAAATTTATTATTTGATTAAACCTTATTTCCAAGTCTCTTGTTAACAATAGATTGGACTTTCCTTAAAAAAGCAGCATCATCTGTTTTACCATCTCTTTCAGCAGCTGCTGCTTTTCTGGCAGCAATTACAGCATCACCAGTAGTAATCTTGCCATCACCGGTTTGATCCAATTTCTTGGTAACCTTTGGAGCTGGTGGTGATTGTTTCTTAGGCGCTTCTTTCTTAGGAGATTCTTTTTTAGCTTCTAATTTAAGTTCTTCTAGTATTTCTTTGATTAAATTTTTAATTTCGTTACGCGTCATATAATTTCTCCTCTTAATAAATATATTTTAAAATTTAAATTACCAATATTTTCTTTTACCTTTATTGCTCAATGATTTCATTCTATGACTTCTATAAAGCCAATATCCAGCTGTTGTTTGATCTTTTGAGCACATATACGTCTTAATTCAGTAAGAACTGGACGTTTTTCAACCTCAAACTTAACCATATTATATTTGTCGTTTTTAAACGTAGTTTATTTTTTTGTCTTTTAAAAGACAATAAATTTTACCATAAAAAATTTAATTAAAACTTTTACCACAACCACAAGTGCTTGCTGCATTTGGATTAATAAATTTAAAACCTCCGCCCATTAATTCATAAGAATAATCTAGTTCAGCCTCTTTAATATAATTCGCACTAAAATTGTCTATGACTACACTCACACTTTCATATTCATATACCAAATCATTGTCTCTGATTTCATCAAATGTCATACCATACTGTAAACCACTACATCCACCTGCTTCTACAAATATTCTCAAACTTTTGTTTTTATAATCCTCTGTATTTTTAACTAAATTATTTACTTCGGTTAAAGCATTATCAGTTAATTTAATTATTGAAGTTTCTAATTTTATCATAATTTACCAAAATCTACCTCGGCCTTTATTACCTAAACTGCGCATACGATGACTACGACAACTCCAATAACCGGCTGTTGTTCTGTCTTTCTTTTGAGCACATCTATGTCTAGCAGCAAAACTTTTTCGACGAGCTTTATTGCCTGCTCTACTTCTCATATTTGGATCTCCGAATGTTACTTTCTTGATTTTACCATTTTTACCTTTGACGTAGACAGCATATTTTTTTGGTCCACCTGGAGTTCTAACTGGTCTATTAAGTGTAACACTTCTGCCACGATGTTTAGCTTCAATTATCAAATCTTCTTCAATTTCAATCGGAGCATCCAAATAAACTTCTCTACCCTCAAAAATTTCTTTTTTACCAAGGTCACTCTCAACCAATTCAGCGTCTGGATCACATAGTTCAATTAAATTATTGTAATATAACTTACGAACTTCTTCAATTAACTCAAAATAAGATTCACTATAAGTTCTAAAAATGTTTTCCATTAATGGAATTTGTTTTTCTAAATGATAATTTAAATTAGCTGTAATTACTGTATCTTGCAGCATTTTCATCGGACAAAGTTCTTGATTTTCAAATAAATCGATTAATTTAATCATATAATATAAATATTATTCATACTTGTTTGTTAGTTTTAATTCGCCAATTAGTCTCTTTTCGTTGTCATTTAAGTTTTTATCCAATTCAACACCTAAATCCTTTAACGTATAACTAACCCCAGTCTTTTTCTCTACATTCTTCATTATTTCTATAGTATCCACAACACTATCCAAAGTGGTCTTGTATTTACCAAATTCAACCGAAGAAGTCAAATTACTAAAATCAACAGATCTAGGAGCTATACCCTTTATTATTGATATTGCATATGAAGCAATATGTTCAAATACACTAAATATCGCGCTTGCAATTGGATTTGTAGCTGCCAAAAATCTCAATACCATAAAGCATATCAAGAATATTAATATGCCAGTAACCCCTATTGTCACAAACCTCTTCAAACCATACATGACACCGCCTAGACCCATCCAACTGTTTACTTCATTCACGGTAACCTGAAGGGCATCTGCCTTTTTTGCCACCTGCGAAGCCTGTGTTTCCAATCCTTTTATTTGTTTTTCATACACATCTTCAATTTCTTTTTGTCTTACTTGAAGAGTCATAATCTCATCATCACGTTCTTTGAGTAGTTTACCGCCCTTTTGTTTTTCCTTTTCAACTTCACTATTCAATAGATCTGTGAGTTCTTTTATTTTGTTCAAATCATCGATATTTGGATTACCAGTGATGTTCAAAATTCTACCATTAAAGTCTATAGCAGTCTTGACTTGGACGGGCGGATTTGTAACAGATTTAAGAGAATAGTCAGTTCCACTAGCTAGTGTAGCAACTTGTTGTAACTTTTCACCTTCGTTTTTTGCCATTTCAACTCGGGTATTTGCAAGAACATCTTTGGTCTTTTGGACCTTTTCTACATTCGTAGATTTGCATCCGCTGACCAATAAAAATGATGTTAAAAATAGTGTAAATAGTTTTCTCATGTCTATAAATATCAATCCATACTATAAAAACTTGTATATTTCACCACTATAATATATGATACTAACATGTCAAAATATTGTGATACATCGTTAATTGACATCAAAAGTATCAATAAAAATGTTGCAAAAACACTTATTGAAAAAAATCATTACACTCACAAATGGAGTTTATGTACTGTAGCTTATGGTGTTTATCATAAAGAATATATAGAAAGCACATTCTTTGGTGGTTATAACGAAAAATTAATTGGCGTATTGATATACGGAAATGCAGTAGGTAGAAATGCCAGTACAAGCATATCTCCACTACTTACTAACAACAATGTACTAGAACTTACAAGACTGTGGATATCTGATGGTTATGGCAAGAATATTGAAAGCTATTGTATTGCTGAAAGTTTTAGATTATTAAACATCGAATATCCCCACATAAAATGTATATTAAGTTACGCTGACAGCGAGGTGGGTCATAAAGGTACAATATATCAAGCAACAGGATTCCTATATCAAGGGGATAATTATGTAGATATAGCACTAATGCCTAACTATAGTGTTAGTTTAAACGGTCCTCCTAATTATGAGTGGATACATAGTAGAAGTGTTTATGCTAGATGGAAAACACATAGTGTGGATAAACTAAAAGAACGTATAGGTAGAACATTTTGGCGCAAACGTGAAAGCGGTAAACATCGTTATATCAAGTTTATTGGCAACAAGATAGAAAATAAAAAGTTAGCTAAATCACTAAAACATAAAGTTCTACCTTACCCAAAAAATACTTCGTTCAAAGAAGAAGTAACGGAAATCCTTGTGGAAAATATCAATCAATTTTTTGAATAAAAAACCCCCAACCTTTCGGAAGGGGGTTTGTTTAATTAAAATTACTTATTAGAATTGACTTTAAAATTGTTATGACACCCAATTACATACTTTTGAGCCTCTTTATTATGAATCCATCCCTTTACTTTAATAGGATTGGGTTTTTTATTAACCTTCTTAT